TAATTTTAGAGAATTTGGTAGGTTCGTCTTTTAAGACTCCTTGAAAAAGGATGTTCGCTCGCTCCCTCATCATATAAGATTTTTTAATGCGCTCAATGTGTTGGTGTACATCGGAATTAACATCAAACCTATCGTCACCACACTCAACCATGTATTGTTTTTTAGCCCCAGGAAAGTAGAACCCTCCAGAAGTCCTACGTGGAAGAGCGTTGATATATGAATCACCAGATATACCATTGATTGCTTCATCCAATGTAACTGGTAATATATCATTAGGCACTTTACCCACGCGGTTTTTATATGAGCGAACACATCTATCAATAATATAAGGATCAAAACCACTAGCTATTTTGGACTGTTGGTTAGCTGAAATAGTAAATGGATTCAACCAATTACCATTTTGCAGAATGGGCATCATTACGGGCTTACCATATTGGCAAGAAAAATTAGATAATTGCCTAATTTCATTACAAATAGAAGTATAAGTTACTCGTGACTTAGGTTTTGTACGTCCACTAAAAGAACCTATAACCTCACAAAGACCTGGATTCATCCAAATATGAATCCCCTTCTTATATGGTGGGCCCAATGGTCCTGAATTAGAAGATCCTTGACAAATATGTTTCATATCACCAGGCCCAAAACCAGCTTCATCAAATAAAGCTTGGAAAATTTTCTTGGAGAGGGGTGCAAATATAATACTATACGACAATGGATTACCAGCTACATGCATTCCAGATATATGATCACCAATACCTGGGGTGTGGGCGACAAATAATGAACCACACTCTCCCTTAACTGGTCGTTCAGTAACTCTATAACCACACAACATTTGTCCACGAAACGTAACTTCATCACCATAACACACATCCTTAAACTCTAGTATTCGGGTGGGTAATTCAGTTATCACATGCGCATCTATACGATATTGGTTACCTGTGCGAGGTGACTTATCAAAATCATCAGGAAGATACTTGTATAAAGATTTCATGGGAGGTATGTTGGGTAATTGTAGCACAATAGTATCAGTTCCTACCACTCTAATTTGTCTACGACTGATAATGCAAGATCTGGAAGTAATACAATTATGATGTGATCTAAACAATTCAACTCTAGCCTTATACGAAACTTGATCTGACATTAAAAATAAATGAGAAGGAAACACATACCAACCCTCCACCACACAAAACCCATAACAAGTTTCAACTTCAGTTTTATTCTTCTTAATATTTTCAACATGAAGACGAAGCGAAGAACGCATAATCGTGTTTTTAAGTTCCACTGAGTTGTTGGGGTGGGTCGTAAGGGGAGTTTTAAAATTCTCATTCAATTCATGTCGAGACCAAATAGATTGAGTAGTAAAATGCTCTTCTTGAGTTAATCTTTTAATTAATTCCCAGATGGCTTTTAAGGTTACTGAGAAGAAAAAGAAATCAAGAAAGGTTAAATATTTG